ATTATCTTCAAAGAAGATTCGTCTTGATTGGGAAGTTTCTACAGAATCACTTGAAGATAATATTGAAGGTGGAGCACTTGAAGATCATCTAGTTCGCTTGATGACCAATGCATTCGCAAACGATATTGAAGACCTTGCTATTAATGGTGATGGTCGTACAGGTGACTTCCTTTCAATCATGAATGGTTTCGTAAACCAGACACGTAACAGCGCAGTCGCTGGTGCAACAGATGCACACGAAGCAGTTGTTTCATTGTCAAATGATGACTGGACAACATCTATCATGCAGAAGATTGTTCTTGCAATGCCACGTAAGTATCGTGCAGTTAAGAGCAACCTAAAGTTCTATGCTGGTACAGATGCATTCTCTGGTATTGTCCGTAACAACGGTACACTAGCAGATGCAATTTCTTCAGCATTCTCTGATCGCATTGGTAGCACACAGCCAAATCGTCAAGCATACCTTGATGGTGGAGCGCAAACAATTGGTGGAGCACGTACAACTCGTGTTCTAGGAATTGATGTAATGGAAGTTCCTTACTACCCAGATGGTTTTGTTGACTTAACATTCCCATCAAACCGTGTTTGGGGATTCCAGCGTGATATTACTGTAAACCGTGAATACAAGCCAAAGAAGGATACAATTGAATACACAGTATTCGTCCGCTTTGGTCTTCAATGGGAAGAACTAGATGCAGTTGCTTATGGCGACGCAGATAGCGTTTCTGAGTAATACTCATAAATAATTGAAAGAGGGGAGTCATGTAACAATGGCTCCCCTTCTTCATATTCTGGTATAATAACGTAGGAGGCTATTATGATTACTATTAATGATTTAAGTAAAAAAACAGTATTTGAGTTAAAAGCCTATGCCAAAAAAAATAATATTGCTTTAAATCAAGCAAAAACAAGAAATGATATTTTAGAAATTATTAATAATTTTGTTCCAGAACCACTTCAAGAAGTAAAAAAAGAAACAAAAATAGACGAGAAGGTTGCTATATATTCATTAGGAAACCTACATTGGCAAGGAGTAGGACAACTTATAACTGGTTATAATATTGTTTCAAAAGAGTCTTCAGAAAAATGGCTAACTCTTAAAAAGGTACGTAACGCAACCCCAGAAGAAGTAGCAAGTTATTACGGTAAATAATGCAAATACTTAGACTTCCACCATACCCGTTAACTCTTTCTTATACAGTCCCAGATGCATCTACAGAGTATATTATTGTAATTGAGGATCTATTGGAACAAACAGAACTTGAGATTATTCGTGTTTCTAATGCTAAAAAGGTTTTAACTTATACCCTCACTGGAAATTTTCTTCAATATGATAAGTCTTATCCAGTTACAATTTATGAAAGCATCACAGTTTCTGGAGTTGATGATTCTCGTGGAGATATTGTTCTCCAAGATAACTTAGATATTGTAAGACCATATGTAGATCCAGAAACACTTGGAACAACTCCAACAGAAATTGCAGAATATGTAGAGTATGAAAAACTTGCAAGAACAATAATTGATTCAGTAGTTGGTGGTTTTTATTATAAAAGAACTTACCTAGAAGTTGTTGGTCAAGGAACTGATTATATTCCTTTATGGGATAAAACACATAAAATTTTAACGGTACATGAAAATGCAGAACTAGTCTATGACTCATCAGAAGATCCAGCAGCACTTGCTAGTTATAACTATTTAATAACAAAAGATAAGAGCGCAATTATAAAAGATCCAGTACAACTAGAAAAGTCTTTAAACCGTGCAGAAAGAAAACCAGCAAGAATACCAGTAGGATATTCAGACTCAATTTCTTTATTTGATACACAAGATAGTGGAAATGTTCAAACAATTAGTGGTGGAGTAGGATTTGCTGAAGGAACAGACTATGTTATATTATTAGAAACTGGATATAAGGTAGTTCCATATGATATTCAAGATGCAACAAAGATGCTTATCAATGACATTAAATGTGGAAGACTTGACTATTACAAAAGATATGTAAAGATGTATAGCACAGAACAGTTTAAAATTGAATATGATAAAAGATTACTTGATGGAACTGGTAATATTCTAGTAGATAAAATTTTAGATAAGTACCGCAATAACATTGTTAAACCTGGGATTTTATAATGGAATCATGCGAAGATACAGACTTCATGTATCCCATGAAAGCAGATATCTACTACCCAATAGTTGAACAAGGTGCTTACGGCAATGTTCAAAAAACCTGGGTTTTTAATAAAACAGTAGTCTGTAATTTTTCTAAAGATGGAACGGTAGACGAAGAAGTAAAGCCAAACGTAAATATAACATTAAGGAAAGTCTTAATGGGCAGAACAAAAAGAGACATTAGATTTTCACAAGAAGAAAATACAGAAGCAATAACAAATGTAGTTATAACAAACATTAGAACAAGAACAGATGTTCCACTATACATAGAGACCTCTGGAGTCAGGGCTGGTAAGTCAACAATCTATGAGATAGAATCTCAGTCTGTAATCATAGGACCATTTGGAGAACCAGAATATTATGCTTTGGCCATACGCCGTTCAGAGAACCAAGCATCGGATATCTAATGAAACTAGCAATCAATAACACTCAATTTAAAAAGGATATGAACAATATCATTGAGTACTCTTTTGGATACCTTGATGGTGTTCATGCTGGCAAAGTTCAATTTTTTAATAACCTTGGTTTAAATATTTCAGAAATGTTACAAAAATATATCGACTCAAATGCAAGGGTAAATCCAGTAGCACTCCATCACATTTATGAATGGTATCAAGTGGGAAGCCCAAATGCAAGACTATACGATATAAAGCATACAGTAAGCAACAATGGACTAACATTTATAACAAACTTTAAACAATCATCATCAATCAAGGATGGATCAAGAGTTCCTTTTTATGAAAAGGCAAGAATAATGGAAGAGGGAATACCAGTAACGATTACACCAAGAAATTCTGATGTGCTTGTATTTGAAAAAGATGGAGAAACAGTCTTTACTAAAAATAGCGTCAATGTAGATAATCCTGGTGGAGATGCCACACAGGGATCATTTGAAAAAGTAATTGACTCATTCTTTACAAAATACTTTACACAAGCATTTTTAAGATCAAGCGGTATATCACAATACTTAGAAAACCCTATGTTATATAAAAAAAACCTCACAAAAGGAAAGAAGTCGGGAAGATCAAAAGGATTAGATGTGGGATATAGATGGATAGCAAATGCGGGGTTATTAAATGGCTGATACAGATCTATTAAATACCCCATTAATTTGGATTAATAAATACTTACAGGCAAAAGTTGCAGAACTTGCTGATTTTGATAGACTTCCGTTTTTCCCATCAACCCCAACAACACTTGATGATTTAACTCAGTCGTTCCCACAGTCAGATGGCGTAATGTGCGTATATGATAGATTATCAAGAATGAATAAAAATAAATTCCCACATATAAAAACGGAACAAATATTGTATTATTTTTATGCCACAGCAGAGAACTCAACAACAAATATGATAAAAATACAAGAGGCAGTCTTAAGGCTAATGGACAGATTTGATGAAACTGCAGAAGAGGTCAATAACTGGTGCTCTATTCGCAAGGTTAACCTAGGCACAGAAGAAAGCCCCAACCTTATAAACAACATGTTTTACTTCCATACATTCAAGGTTTATCAACTAGAAGAGGCAAGAGATATTGTTGACTTTGGCACAGCAAGGACCTATGGTGGCAATAAATTCATCATTGAGTTTGACTATCATCAGATGCCAGAGATAAATACCCATACTTGGACCCCAAAAGGAATACCAGCAGGCGGAAAAATAACCATATAATAAGATGTTATAATTATGTCTGAGGAAACAAAAACGCCAAAATAACTTAATATCTATTTAAGAAAGAGGTGAATAAATGGCTTATAGTCGTGGAACATCAACCAATATTATCGTAGGTGCTGCAGCATTTTTTATGGCAGACACAACTTTAGTACCAACAGTAACTCCATCATTCGTCGGTTCAGCATCATACAGAGAAACTCTCTCTTCTAATGCAAACTATGACAATGTAGGTTACACAACCAACGGACTTGAAATGCAGTTCCAACCAGACTTCGGTGAAGTCCAGGTGGACCAGATTCTTGACGTTGCGAAACTTTACAAGCAGGGAATGCAAGTTAGCGTTGCAACTGCTTTTGCTGAAGCCACTCTAGAGAACCTTCTATTGGCTCTAGCAGGCAACAACGATGATTTGACTGGAACAAAGTCTTCATCTACTGGCCGTATCTTGAACCTTTCTGCTGGTGACATTGGAGAATGTCCAGTTGAACGTGGTATTGTTGCTGTAGGACCAGGCACAGGCGACTGTGACGATTCTGCTGCAGTAGAGCGTGTATACATTGGATACCGTGCTCTATCAATTGAAAACGTAACAGTTTCAGCAAAGCGTGATGAGGCTTCAATGTTTGAAGTATCATTCCGTCTTCTACCAGAAGATACATCAGGAACATACGGAAAGATCATTGACCGTACACACACAGTTGCATCATAATAATGTTGCAATAATCTAGTTTTAGATTACAACTAGCCCACTTCCTTAATTGGAGGTGGGTTTTTTGTTTATGGTAGAATTGATAAGATGGCCACAAGAATATATAAGTCAGACACTATAACATTAATGGATGGCGAGAAGATAGAAATTTATCCCTTAAAGATTAAATATCTCAGGGAGTTTATGGAAGCATTCCATTTAATTAAACAATCAGAAAATGATCTTCAATCAATATCCTATTTGTCAGAATGTGCAAGAATTGCTATGCAACAATATAAACCAGAAATTGCAAAAACAATTGAAGATCTTGAAGATAATGTTGATCTACCTACAATATATAAAATAATTAATATTGGTGGGGGTATTAGCGTTAATGGAGAAACAGAAGAGCCAGTAAAAGAACAGGCACTAAATGATAAAAATAACAGTAGCGGTTGGGATGACTTAGACTTAGCAAAATTAGAGTCAGAGATATTTTTGCTGGGTATATGGAAAGACTATCAAGAATTAGAGGCAAACATTTCAATGCCTGAACTTGTAGCAACACTAGCATCAATTAGAGACTTAGATTATCAAGAAAAGAAATTTCTTGCAGCAATTCAGGGTGTGGATTTAGACGGGGAAACAAGTAAAAACAAAGGTCAAAAAGAGTGGGAAGACATGAAAGCAAGAGTCTTCAGCGGTGGTAAGGCAACAGATAGCAATGACGTTCTGGCATTACAAGGAGTCAACGCTCAAAAAGCAGGGTTTGGAATCGGAATGGGGCTTGACTATGGTGATCAAAGAGACCCAAGCGTAATGAAATAAATATTAAATAAATTAAAAATCAGCGTGTTCATGCTATAATTGAGGTAACTTACTGAGAGGAAGTTATGACTACAACAGTTCATGAAGAAAAAACAATTACCCTGATTGATGGAACAAAGATCAAGGTAAGACCTCTCAAGATCTCACTTTTACGTAAATTTATGAAGAAGTTTGAGGGCTTGGGGGCAGTCCAAAATGATAACGATAAGTCTATGACACTTTTAATTGAGTGTGTAGCAATCGCTATGGAGCAGTATAAGCCAGAGTTGGGGGAAAGCATTGAAAAACTTGAGGATGTAATTGATCTTCCTACGGTTTATTCAATCATTGAGGCAGCGTCTGGAATTAATCTTTCAGATACCGCTTTACTTGCTTTAGCACAAGAAGAACTTTAACGGTTGAAGGTTAGCGGTTAATGGCAGGAGATACAAATAGCAATATTTTTATAAATATTGATACCTCACAAGCAATGACGCAACTGCGTCTTCTTGAAAAGGAACTCACTGCTCTTAACCGCTCCCTTATCGTTGGAACAAAAACTGCAGCAGCAGCGCAAGGAAAATACGCACAATCTCTTTTACATAATGTAAATGCCACTGGTCAGTGGACTGCTTCAATGACAAGAATGAGCACTGCATCTGAGCAGTTTGCTAATAGACTTGATAAACAAAAACTTTCACTTAAAGAATATTTTAGATATGGTGCTGCATCTACTAAGACATTTGGAAAGATGTTTGGCAGTGAATTTGATACGCTTGGAAAGTTAGTTGATAAGCGTGTAAAAACACTACAGCAACAATATGTCCAATTAGGACGTGATGCCCAAGGCGCTATGAACGCCATGAAGTTTACACCAAAGGCGCTTAACTATAATAATTTAACAACACAGTTAATGGCTGCAAGCCAACGCCATCAGATATTTAATAAACTCATAGATGATGGCTCAACAAAACTACTTAACTTTGGTAAGAATACTCAGTGGGCTGGTCGCCAACTTATGGTTGGTTTTACTATTCCACTTATGTTATTTGGCTCACAAGCAATTAAAACATTTAAAGAAATTGAAACACAGGTAATTAGATTTAAGAAGGTTTATGGAGATATTTTTACAGATCAAGGCGCAACGGCTGCTGCTTTAAAGAATATTCGTGATCTTGCTGATGAATATACAAAATATGGACTTAAGGTTTCAGATACAATCAAGATGGCAGCAGATGCTGCAGCAGCGGGTTTCTCTGGTCAAGGACTACAAACACTTGTAGAACAAACAAATAAACTTGCAGTACTTGGTGGAGTAACACAAGAAAAGGCATTAGAAACTACAATTGCTTTAAAGAATGCTTTTCAAATTGATACAGGCGCAATGTCTGGAACAATTGATTTTCTTAACGCTGTTGAAAACCAAACCGTTGTAGCCCTTGACGATTTAACAGAAGCAATTCCAAAAGTTGCACCAGTTATTCAGCAATTAGGTGGAGACGTAAAAGATCTTGCATATTTTATGGCTGCAATGCAAGAAGGTGGAATATCTGCAGCACAGGGTGCTAACGCACTTAAGTCAGGACTTGCATCTTTAATTAATCCAAGTAATGCTGCTTCAAAGGCTGCTGCTGCCGTTGGAATTAATATTAAGGGTATTGTTGAAGCCAATGCTGGTAACTTAAGAAATACTGTTACATCATTTGCAAAAGCATTACAACCACTTACAGATCTTGAAAGATCAAGAGTAATTGAAAAAGTATTTGGAAAGTATCAGTTTGCTAGAATCTCTGCACTATTAAATAACATTGGAAGAGAAGGAACACAGGCTGCCCGTGTTCTTCAACTAACAAATGCTTCTGTTGAAGAACTTGCAATCTTAAGTCAACGAGAATTAAAAATTCAAGCAGACTCTCCATTGAATAAGTTTGTTGGATCTGTAGAAAGATTAAAAGCAGCCATTGCTCCAATTGGTGAACTATTTGCTAAAGTGCTTACACCAGCACTTGAATTTATATCAAAAATTGCTGATAAATTTAATAATCTTCCAGATGGAATAAAAAAGGCTATTGGCATTATAACTGTTGTTGTTGGTGGACTAGGACCATTATTCTTAATGACATTTGGTTTGCTTGCAAACGCAGTTGCAAACTCAGTTAAAGGTTTGCAGGTATTAAGAAAAGGATATCAACAATTAGCGTATGGATCAAGTGATGCAGCACTAAAAACACAATATCTATCACAAGAAGAATTAGAAAATATTTCTATTAGTAATGCTCTTTATTCTAAACATCAACAACTATCTGCAGCATATGAGTTAGAGGCAGCAGCACTTACATCTTTAACAAACGTTTATAGAGGTGCTTCTGTAGCAATGGGTGGTTTTGCAGGACAGAATCCAGGATTATTTATTCCTGGAAAAGGCGGTATGCCAAGACGATTTGCATCAGGAACAACTTCAGTACCAGGTCCAAATGGAGCAGGAGACGTAGTTCCATCTATGCTATCTCCTGGAGAAGCAGTTATTCCAGCAAAGCAGTCACAAAAGTATTCAGGATTTATTAGTCAAATAATTAAAGATAGAGTTCCAGGTTTTGCTGGAGGGTTTATGCCATTTGGTGCAGCAGCAACTGTTGGAAAAGGAATTCCTTTATCTGCAGGACCAGCAGCATTCCGTGAAGCACAACAAGCAAGATATGCAGCAAGAGATGCTGCTCGTAGAGGACTATCTTCAAATGTTGCACCAGTAGTTCCAATCTCTTCAAGACTTTCAGGAATTAGATATTCTGCTGAAGGATCAAAGGTTCGTGTTTCAGTTGGAGATGAATCATTCTTAATTCCAGCATCAAAACTTGATAACTTTAAGGCTAAACTTAAAGAAAATGAAGCATGGATGGTTGCCAATAAGAGAACAGATAATACAGAGCAAGAACTGCTTCGTACAATTAAAAGAAAGGGCTATGGAGGAAAAGAAGTTTCTCCTAGCACAATCTATTCAAGACTTCCTAAGTTTAGTAATGCAAGAAATAGCCAGCAGAATCAAGATATTGCAGATAAGAGATTTAAAGCACTACTAAAGTCAAAGAACCCACATCTACTAAAATTACAAAACTATTTAGTGAATGAAGAAAAGGTTTATCTTGAAAAGGTTTTAGGTCAAGATGTTGTTAAATCTTTAAAGGGTTGGGATGTTAATAAATTAACTCCAAGCCACATTAGAGAAGTTAGATCACAGAATCGTACACCAGAAGACTGGGCACCAAGTAAAATTGCAAGAGATTGGGGCTGGTTTAATTCTGGACTAAGAGGAACAAAGTTTGCAAATATAAAGGGTGGTCATCCACTTAATGCTGGCCAAGCAAGAGAGTTATTAGGTAACCTACAAAAGACTCCATTTGATAAACTTCCAAATGAAAAAAAGGCTCTTCAGGCTGCATTAGAATATAGACTAAGCAGAAAGCCATCATATTATGATGACTTTATATTTACAGATAATGCAATGATGAAGGTAAAGCCAATGAACTTGGCTAGTGGAATTGTATCTGTGCCAGGACCAAAGGGCGCTGGAGATATTCAGCCAGCAATGCTTTCACCAGGTGAGGCAGTAATTCCTGCAAAACAATCTGCCAAGTATATGCCACTAATTCAATCTATGGTTGCTGATAAAGTTCCAGGGTACGAAAACTCTAACGTAAATCCATTCTCTGGAACACCAGCACCTCCAGGAATGGTATATACACCATCTGGACTATTAGTTCCAGCAGGCGGAGGGCAAGCATCTGCTGCTTCAAGATCACCAGATAGAGTTGAACGAGCAATTGATAAATTCTTTGATAAGCCAAGAGTTAAAAGACTTGGCGATAGAATTGATAATTTTTCAGCAAAAGTAAAAACTGCAACGCCTACAGTTGCAGCATTAGGATCTGCAGCAGGTGGAGCAGCAGATAGCACAGCAAGAAATGCACAAGTTGCTTCAACAATGACAAAAGAAGAACTTAAGAATGCTCGTCAGTTAAAGCAAATGAATGGTGCTGGAAAATCAATGGGTATTGGAATGGCTGCATCAATGCTTCCTATGATGGGCATGGCACAGGCCTCTTCAAATCCAAATGGAATGATGGCAAGAAACATGAGCACTCTAAGTTCTGTTGCTATGCTTGCAATGATTGCTCCAATGCTTAATACTCCAGTAAAACTTCTTGCTTCTGTTGCTATTGGGTATGCCGTTATTTTAAAAATGCAGTCTCAGCAAATTAAAAAAGCAATTATTGAGGGAGATAAACTGTCCCAGCAATTTGCAATGACATCAACAAAGTTAGAAGAATTTGGAAAAATAACTGGAAATGTATCAGTAACCCAAGTAGAAGAACAAAAAAGATTAGGAAGAACATCTGTTTCACCAGCAGCCTCACAGCAATTTGGTGAAAATTTTCTAACATCTGAACCTGGTAAAAAGTTTAAAGAAGATTTTGATCAACTGTCAAAAAAGTATGAATCATCTGTTGCTGGACAGATATCTGTTGCACAGTTAGCATCAGCAGTAAATCAAGGAGTTCTATCTTATCTTCAAGCAGAATCTGTTATTACTAAAATGGCAAGAGATTTAAAGGATCCAAATTTAGAATTCCAAATGCAAGGACAGTTAATGAAAATCCTTGGACCAGATGGACAAGACTTAGCAACAAATCCACTAAAAGTTCAACTTGAATTAATAAAGGCAAATCAAACTGGTTTTGATGCAGTAGCACAAAATTTCCAACAGGTTGGATCTTCTCAGTTAGGAATGTATAGTAAGGGTGAAATTGCAGGTCTTGCAGGCGGTACTGTTGCGGGTGCAGTAGTTGGACTAAAAGCCTATAGCATATCTCTTGCTGCAGTTGCAGCAGAAGCAGGAGCAGCAACTACCTCATTAAGCCTAATGGGACAAGCAGTATCTGCAATTGGTCCAGGAAGAATAACAGCAGTTGCTGCCGTACTTGGAACAATAGCAACAAGAGTATTCCAAAGAGGAAAAGAAGCAGAGGCTATAGGAGCAGCAGCAGGAACGCTTCAGGGAGTTGCATCTCAAAACTTTGCTGCTATTCAACAGTCTGCTGATGCATTAAGCAATCAATATAATATTCAAATAGCAAATCTATCTCTTGAAAAAGATAGAACAACAAATTTACAAGAAATTGAAAGAATTACTTCAAGAATTACAACACTTGAAGCAAATAGAACGGCAGGGCTTGATGCCTTGGCTAAAAAACAACAAGATGTTTTAGATTTATATTTAGGCGTAGTTAAAAATTATCAAAATACTAAAGAAGGATTAGGTCAAGGTTCTGCAGAAGTCTTTACAGACCCATTTGCAAACTTGCCATTTGTTAAATCTAAAGATGAAAAAATGCTTGCAAAAACAATGGATGCTGCAATTATTGGAATGCAAGAGGCCTGGAATAACAGTATAGGTTCAAAACTTCTTGGTGATCAACTTCAGGGAATGAACATTGAAGATGTGATTAGAATATCACTTCTTGTTGAATCAAAATCTATGTCACCAGAACAGATGCTTCTTCTTAAAGATGTTGTTGAACGCAATGGTAAAGATATAAATCAAGTTATTAAATTTGCACTAGAAACAACAGATGCAGAAACACTTGGTAGAATTACAACACTCCTTGGAAGATTTGAAAATACTACAAAACAAAAGGGATTCCAAAATCTAACTGATCAATTACTTGGAAAAGATCCAGCAAAACTTAAGAGTGTTCTTACAGCACTTGAAGAATATGCAAAGGCTCCAGATACAATTCCAGTAAATATGGGAATGGAAATTGACCAAAGTGATATTGACAGACTTGCTGCATTTGGTAAAGAAATTGACGGAATTAAGAAACGCTTTCCAAATGGTCAATTTGATGCTAAATTATTAACAAAGTATCAAACAGAACTTGCTGGAGCAGGAATGCCAGCAAATGCTACATTAGACTATGTTGTAAGCAATATAGATTATTTTATGAAACTTCCTGCAGAAAAAAGATTTGAAGCAATTTTTGCATTTACAATGCTAAAAGATGCAGACTCAGTTAAAGCAGATATTGAAAAAACATTAAAAATTGGATTTATGAAGAAGGCTGAACAAAAAGATCCAGCAACAATGTATGTTGATTCAGCAAGAACAGCAGCATCACTACAATATGATGCTTGGAGAAAATCTGCTGCAGGAGTAAAGGCTTACACTGAAGCACTTAAAGCAATGGGTCTTGAATGGAAGGGGACTGGAGCAACAGATGCATCAATAGTCCCTGGCGCTGATGGATCTGCTGGAACTGGACCAACTAAAGATATGTCATGGCTTAATGATCTTGGTCAAAGACTTAAATTAGTTAAAGAAGGTGCATTTGATGCACTTAATCCACTAAAGGCAATTAAAGAATTTTATTCTGGTGGCGGTAAAAAGTCAATCAATCCAATGCTTGAAGGACAAGCAGGAGCAATTGGACAGATTGAAGCAGCAGCAAAGAAAGCAGGAGTAACACTAAATGAAGACTTTATGCAGGTTATTCGTGGTATGGATGCTGAGCAGTTTAAACTATGGTCTGCAACATTATTTAATGTAGCCAAGAATGGAAGAATTACTGGCCTTAAGGATGACTTTATTCTTATAAATAAGGCTATGACAACTGCAACCATTGGAACTTATATTGATGAACTTAAATCAGCAAGCAGAGAAATTGAAAATCAGGTTAAGGCACAACAAGTTCTTACAAAAGAAGGATATAACTCTCTTGAAATTCAAAAGATCTTAGAAAATAAAACATTAACAGCAGCAATTGCTGCAAATAATCAGTTAAACGCTTCTGTACAAGAACGTAAACAGTTAAATGCAGAAATACAAAAAACAATTAATTTAAATCAAAAGTTATCAATGATTAAACTTACAAATAATATAACTGATTTAAATGTGCAAATTGAAGCATATAAAAGGTTGTCTGATGCTGGAGTTAAACAAGAAGTTATTAATGAAATACTAAAAGATAAAGCAAACTCTTGGGCTATTGCTAATTCTCCTGGGGTTGTTGCAGATCAGTTTGGTAGTCTTATAGGTGAGACAAAGAAATATATTGATCTTATTTCTTATATTGAAAAACAAACAAAATCATTTGAACAAACAACTCAGGATGCAATTGATGCAAATACTGCATCTCTTGATCTTCAGGCTAGACAAATACAAAACCAGTTTGATATATCTAACTTCAAATTAAAGGCTGATATTAAACTTGCAGAAGATGCAGTTAAAAATGTTAATGATGATATTCAAAAACAGCAAGACAAAATTGATGCAATTAATCTTACTTTAAAATATGATCCAGCCATTGGTCAAAACTTTCTTGATGATCTTCAAGAAAAAATTAATGACGCTCAAAGAAGTATGGATATTAATTTTGATAGACCACTACAAGTTTTATCTGATAGATCAGCGGTATTATCAAATGATTTAACTTTAATTGATAAGGCTACTGAGTCAATAAATGAAAAGTATGATGCTCAAGAAAAAGCATTACAGACAATATCTGAACTTAATCAGGATATTGCTGCACAAGAAAAGAGCAGAATATCTCTTGCTGATGCCCTGTCTCAAGGTGATATCTCTGCAGCAGCGCAACTGGCAAATGACATGCGTACAACTGCAGCCGAAGCAGCAAACCGTAAATCTGGAGAGTTTATCGCTGCAGCAAGAAAGGCCGAAACTGATAACCTAGTATCTTCAAGCGGTATGACTAAGGCACAAATTGAAGCAGAGCAGTTTAGAATTGCTCAGGAATCTTATGCCCTAGAACAACAAAGAAAAATAGCACAGACACAAATACTTGCACTAGAAGATCAAGTCTATAACATAACAGAATTAAGAGAAGCAAGACTTCTATCAATTAGAGATATTGAAGCAGTTATTGATGGATATAAAACAAACCAACTTGCAACTGCACAGTCAAAACTAGATGCACTCCAAGGGGAACTTGATAAAAACCAAGCAATTATTGATGCAAAACTTCTTGCAATTGAACAAGAAAAATTAGGTTGGGAATCTATACAAATTCAACTTGATGGGTATAAAGGTAAGTTAAAAGAAGGAAATGATGAACTTAGAACAATGAAGTCTATACTAGATTCAATTATTTTAGCAATGGCTGCACTATCTTCAGGAACCACGTCAAGTGCATTTGTTTCATCTCCAGGAAACGGTTCAGATTCTTATGTTTCACCAACATCTACTGCAGCAGATAAAGCAGCATTTGAAGAATTTATAACAGTAGTTGAAGAACTTGATGCTGCACAGGCTGCAGCAGATGAAGCAGCAGCAAATGCTGCAGAAAATACTAGCGGTGGGCCAGATGCTGCATATGATCGCAAGAAGGCAGCAGCAGCAGCAGCAAGACTTGCTGCAGCACAAGCAGCCTATGATGCAACATTGCCAGCGATTGACCCAAACAATATTGGCGGTGGCGGTGGTATTGGTGGAAGATTTGGAATGATGGCTATGTCTTCTGGTGGAATGGTTCCTAGATACATGGCTGCTGGTGGTATTGCTGGCTATAAACCTGCACGTGAAAAAATTCCTATGCAAATGTCTTATGGTGGAATGGTTCCTAAATATTTTGCGGTAGGCGGAATGTCAAGAGGAACAGACACCATTCCAGCAATGCTAACTCCTGGAGAATTTGTAATGACTAAGTATGCTGTTGACTCATATGGTGTTGATAAAATGAAGGCTATCAATAGCGGATCATACGATGGCGAGAAGGTGTATAATTATAATCTAAACGTCAATGTTAAATCTGATGCAAATCCAGAGGATATTGCAAGAGTCGTTATGACACAAATTAGACAAGTTGACTCACAGAGAATTAGGGCACAGAGGGGCTAAATGGCTACAGCAGCGTATTTAACAGGTAGACGTAGATATGAACGCCCCCAGGCCCTGTTGTGGTCTGAGAACCCTGGCACACTCGTTAATGGGGTATACCTGCCGACTGGCTATGAAGTACAAGGCAATTTTGATGCATCTACAAATGCAGATCTAACTAATCAGTTTCTCATTCTTTCAGACCATAATCGTGGGGAACTAAATTTTACACCAACAAGAATAGAACAAAGACAAAGAACTATTAATGGACGTATGCGTTCATATCATATAGCAGATAAGTTAACTATGTCTGTTTCATGGAGTAATTTACCATCAAGGGCATACTTTCAGGATGCAGGCTTTTTATCTACTGGTTTATCCCCTGACAAAAAAACAACTGGTGAATTTACAGCAGATGGCGGAGCAGGCGGAGTAGAACTTCTTGACTGGTATGAAAACCATACGGGTCCCTTTTGGATGTTTATGGCATATGACAAATACTCAAACTTTGGTAAGGCCGATGCAGACTATGGACATCTTGCACAATATAACCAAATCATGCAGGTCTATATTGCAGACTTTAATTATTCTGTTGTAAAACGTGGTGGGTCAAACCACGATCTTTGGAATATTTCGGTATCACTGGAAGAGGTCTAAATGTTTGTTAGTGAGACATTAAAGACACATCTAGAAACATCTTCAACAATACGCCTGCAGTCGTTAGTCTTGGCTGAGTGGAATATGAATATGCCAGATAATATATATAAACTTGGTAACTATAGATATAGACCTACTGGTTCAGATGTTCAATACCGAACACTTCCATTAAGTTTTGATAGTTTAGATTTAGGTAACTACTACACAGGTGCAACTGATGCAGATGTTGTTGTAGATGGAGGGTTTGATAACTCTGGAGTACCGCAACTATTTACATCAACTAAAGAAAAAATGAAGATGATATATTCTTTAGAAGATTGTATAAAACCTTTTAGACCACGTTCTGGCATTAACAAAGCCTCTTATTTTAATAATAGATATTTTGCAAACTCGGGTGCCTACCTTGCAGAAAGACCAAGATATTATATGGCTTCAAGATATGATGAGTTTAGGTATTGGTCATCATTTAGAACAGAAGATAATATTGAAAGAGGAATTGCAAAAAATTTATCTAATGGATTAAACTATATTGATGATGCTGTTCCATTTGTAGTTTACAAAGAAAATGTTCCAGCAAATAGACTTGTAGTAAAAATGCAAACAAATGTAGGAACGGCAGACCTTGGAACTTTTACAACACAGTCAGGAACCCTGCAGGATCCTTTATATGGCACAACAAATAAAACAACTCCAGTCAGATGGAAGATTCAATATTTAAATGAAGATAGTTGGATTGATGCTTATTCTTTTGATGAAAACTCTGTTCGTGATAACGAAACTGCTATTATTCCAGAAGATGGTTATGTTGAGTTAGAATATGGATTAAAACTTCCAGATGCATATAAAACAACATTTACATTTATTGAAAAGATAGCATCTACAACCTTATTGCCAGAACAATCTTTTAATGGAGATGGGTACCTTGTAGTTGAAAATACAAATACTCGTGGAACTTTATATATCTGGAATGGATCAACCGAAGAATATGATTCTTTTGTTCCAGAGTATGGATGGATACTTGGTACTGGAGTTTTAAATCGTTCAACAAAACTTATTACAGACTTAACAAACCCAGAGTTATTTACAAACGATGCAAACAATCAAACTACATATAGAGAGTTTGCTTATATTCGTGGCATAAGAGTTATAGCAGAAACAATGAACAAGTTTGACTCAACTTTTGATTTAATTGAAATGTCTCCAAGGCTAGTTGTAAACGTATCAGATAAAGTTATTGATTTTAATATTAAGAAAATATTATCTGACATAGGAACTACATCTCTTCCTGTTGGACAATTACTTGCCTCTACTGGAACGCTTTCTTTATTTGATGACGATCAAGCATTTAATGAAAACAATACATCAAGCATCGTTGCTGACTATATTAGAAAAAATATTAAGTTTGTTTTTTATGAATCAATCTTAGATGTTGAAGGTGATGAATATTCTGTTCCAATTAAAACACTATACTCAGAAGGATTTCCCCAAGCAGATGTTACTGCAGCAAAATTGTCAATAGAGTTAAGAGATTTTTATTTCTTTTTAGAGTCAATGCCAGCACCAAGATTGCTGACAACACAGACATCATTAAGTTATGCAGTATCAATGCTTCTTGATTATATAGGATTTAGCAACTACACATTTAGACGTGTGGAGGATGAATCAGATCCAATCATTCCATATTTTTTTGTTGCTCCAGATCAAAACGTTGCAGAAGTTTTAAACCAATTAGCAGTATCAACTCAAAGTGCAATGTTTTTTGATGAATATAATAATTTTGTAGTAATGAGTAAAGATTACTTAATGCCTACACTAGATCAAAGAGAAACCGATTTTGTTTTATCTGGATCTAATAATCAAACTGATTCTGGTATTGTTGAAAACTCTAGTTCTGGAAATCTTCCCAATATCCTTGCTATAGCATCACAAGATAAAAAGATTTACAATGATGGAAAGATTAATTATACAACTAGGTATATTCAAAGATCTTATGGTTCAATCCGCCAATCAACAATGATTGATAAAGAAAAAACCTGGATCTATAAGCCATCTCTTTTGTGGGAAGTTAGTGGAACAGAAAATACAAAAACAATAAATGAACTTGCTTCAAAGCAGGGTAGTTATGTATTGGGAGCAATGCCACTAAACTCAAACCTAGTTGGAACTCCACCAGTTGTAGTAGGAAATGTTCTTACAGATAATGTAATAGACCTTGGAGAAAATGTATACTGGCTAACAAGGTATAACGGATACCTATACTCTAACGGAGAAGTTATTAGATATGACGCTTCAGAATTTGATATTACTGGAACTGGAAAAGTATGGATTAGTAGCAATCAAGAGTATCAAAAGTATTTTTCATCAATACCCTTTAATGGAAAAATATATCCTACAGGCCTTGTAAGAATCTATGCAACACCAAACTATGAAATAATCGATGGAATAACAAGGTTGCAGAATGGTGCCGTTGTTGATCATGGACGTGCACAGTTTGCAACTCAGATAGTTCCCCACTTTGCTGGAATAAATAGTTATTGGACAAACAACGACAATGTTCGTGGATTAAATATGCAGTCTCAATATTTATTTAGCACAAAGTTAGATGATGATCTTGCATCTACGGTTCCCGCAACAACCGTTGCTGCAGCAGGTATAAGTAACGTTGTTGCAAAGCAATCAACAAGAAATAGTATTATAAAGAATTTTATGGCTACAAGTTATTTAAGCGAAACAGAAGTAAACAATTTGCCATCAACACAAACAGGAACAATTCAATCATCTGCCTTAGTATTTAATGGTCCATCTTTTAAGACAACAGAAACTCCTTTAAACTTTCTATCGTATGTGTACAAGGATTTAGATAATGCGTATAAACATTTTGGAACTAGACTAAGAATTATTGGTAAAATTGAAAACAATACGACTAGAACGCAGTCTCCAAATGGAAGCGTTACATACTACCAGTTATCTGGAAATCAGCCAGACCAAAATATAAATATAGGTGGAGGCTCTGGAGGGTTGGCATTTTTATTAAATCCAGAAACAAACAATGGTTATTATTTTGAGATTGTTGCATTAACAGAAGACAACATAAACTCGTACCTAAAGGTTGATGAAAATAATAATGCACAGTTCTCAGTAAATA